TTTTCTTCTCCTCCTTTTTCCAAGTAGTTGCCGCAAAAGGGGGAATGAAGCCGGATGCAAGTACATCTGTATAGCTTGGCTTGAAGAGAGCGTCCGCCTTATGCAGCAGATCGGCATAGTTTGTGAGTTCGAACATGCTCATTTCGGACTTATCCATAGCGGCAAGATGGTCTACAAATTCTTGTTTCAGCTCGTCAATCGTTTTCATGAGTTCAGTCCTTTCTAAAGGGGTCGATTTCGACCCGGTTAAAATACAGCGGCGGAGCTATTGCCCCGCCGCGTTGTTGTAGTATCGGCACGGGGCCGACCATTTTGTTGACGTCAACAAAATCATCAACAAAAAGCTATGCTATGCAGTTGTCAGCAGCCGCAACCGTTGCAGCTGTACTGATTGCCACATCCAGTGTACTGGTACGGAGCAGGGACGCTGAACGAAGGAACGGGACGCGGATTGTAATACGCGAACTGTGCGCTAACATAGTTGCGCATATCAAGCGTCTGAGCAGACTGAGAGGCCGCGAGGTCAGCGGCAAAAAGACGCTGGTTCTGCTCGGCAATCTTGGCGTCCTTTGCCGCGATCTCCTGGGCGGTAAGGCGCTGCTCAATGCTGCGGAAACCGCAGTTCATGGCATCAATGATGTCACGGGTGTTCCCCTGAATCAGGTTGCGGGTCTCGCTCCCCTGTGTGGCGAGGTTGTAGTTGATCCCCTGAATCGCTTCGCGAAGATCGCAGCAGCAGCCGGCCATTTGTGACTGCAGGGCGCTAAACTGCTGCATAAACGCCATCTGCTGGTTACACCGGGCAACTTCCGCCTGTGAGAACCCGCTGGTCACGGTCTGCGTCACCCCGGCAAAGCCGTTGAGCATCCCGGTATTCATGGCGTAAAAGCCATCACAGATGCCTTGCTGGGTAATATCGCTCTTGCGCTCAATCGTGGACGCCGCGCTGTCAATCTGGCGCTGGAGAGTAGCAAAATCGCTGGCGAGGACGTAATTGTCCATAGCGCCACCGCCACCTCCCCAACCGTTATTGCCCCAGCCTCCGCACACGGCAAAGATCAGGAACAACACAATGAGCCAAACACCGCTGTCACCGCCCCAGCCGAAACCGCCACCGCTGTTGGTAGGCGCAACCGGCATAGTCATCATGGGAGCACCGTCGGAAAGAGACATAAAATCACTCCTTAAAAAAATTTATCAAATCGTGGCCACGATGTTGATTTGTGTTGATAATTACTGCATCAGGCTTTGAAACTGCTTCGCCATCTGCTGTAGCTGGTTGAGCTGCGCCTGCGAGAGTTTGCCGCTTTGCAAGAGCTTTTCGACCTCCGCTTTGGGGTCACCATGAAAATTTGCCTTGAATTGCTGGAACTGCTGCATCATCTGCATGAAGCCGTTCCCGCCGCCGAGCGCACCAAAAAAGGGATTATTCATCGTCATCGTCCTCCTTGCGCTTCTTTTTGCCCTTCAATTCGCCCACAAGTGCCGCCAGCGCGTCGAACTCCTTGCGGGTGACAAATTCCACGCCCGTTTCCTGTGGCGCTGTACGGGGCGTTTCTGCGCGTTCTACGAGGTCGTAAATCTTGAGCGTTGGCTTGCCGCTTGCGTCTGCTTGCTTGAGGTACACAGTCGGAGCGGTGGAATCCCACAACGCCACGGCGGAGTTGGGCGCGATCAGGTAGCCTCTTGCCTCCTGCTCGCCGCTTACCCACTGCACGCCGCCCTGCGCGATGGGGTTCTGTTGCACTGGCTGCTGCATGGGCTGCATCTGTGGCTGCTGCATCTGCCGCATCTGCATGAGGTTGTCCGGTATTGGCTGCGGATAATAGGGATTGAAATAGGGATATGCCATGTTCATTCCTCCGTTTCTTTTGCCCAGTAATAAAGCGGGATCTCGTTCTCGCTGTTCCAACTATCGTAAATCACACCATCTTGCACGCAGACCACATGTCCTGAGAGCGCGAGAATATACGTCCCGCGCGGGTGCTCGTCGGCAAACCTACCGACCGTGTAGCAATCGGGGCAAGTATCCGGCATGATATAGCGCCGATACCCAAGTGATCGCAGATATGCGCCCCAACAGGCGTTTGCATTGGGGAGATCGCCGTCTAAGTATCCTCGTATGCACAGCGACAAATAGACCTCGCCCCAGTCCTTCCCGGTCGCCTTGCAGATCGCACGCACGGTGCAATCGGACACATTACGCCCAGTGGGATTTGGATTGAAATAGCTATACATGAAATAGCTCCGCGAAATAGACGTAAGTGCGCAGCTCGTCAGGGTCAGGAAACAGTGCCAAAATATCCATCGCCATTTGCTCGGTAAACCCACAAGCTAAAAGCCGTTCGTACATTTCGCGCACCTCCTTTATTATCTATATGGTATCAAAAAACGGGCGCTCAAAAGCGCCCGTAAAATGCCCGTATTCTGCCGCGAAAATATTTTCAAAAACTTCGATTTTGCGCTTGACATATTATACCATATATGGTATATTTATATCAACAAGAGGGGCGCAGCCCAGGAGGTAAATGAAATGAACGATATCCAGATGATTATGGCCATGGCAAACGGCGAGATCCCAACCGGTTCTGAAACGATTGCAGAAAAGACGTTCACGACGAACGACGGAGAGTATTCCGCCACCGCATCCATCAGCGTCCTGCACGAAGTTTTTGAAGACGGGCACCTGGGTGAGATCGTAAACGGTGGTTGCGATGTTACCACCAGCGGCGGTGTTGTGTACGCCGCGCAGACTTACTACGAAGCCATTAAGATGGCAGAGGAACTTGTGACTCATTGGAACGACGGTGACTACAACTGGGAGCCTAAAAAGGCTCAGTGGTAAAGGAGGATTCGGCATGACGATCAAGGAATATCGCGAAGAGCTTGGCATGACGCAGGCGCAACTCGCCGCTGCGCTGGGCGTCGCTCAGAACCACATTTCCCGCTGGGAGCGCGGCACCGTGAATCCGAGCGCGGACACCTTGCGAAAGATGGCGGATATCTTCTCCTGCCGCATGGACGATATCACGCCCGCGGTCAAAAAGCTCAAGGCAAAGGATATTTTCACCCGCGAGGCCTACGAGGGACTAACTGCCGATCAGCGCCGCAGAGAGTTGAAGGTCCAGCAGGCGTGCGAATACAGCGGATGGCGCGGGTACCCAACGACCATGCACTTGCTGGTGGAACGTATCCCAGCGGAGTGGTGGGATATGTACAGTGCACAGCAGATCGGCGAAACGATGGCGCTGCTCAAAGCTGCTTATGATGACGGCGTAGCCTTTGGGCGCGAGCACCCGGAAATGCAAGGTTGACATTTGCAACCCGGCGTGGTACATTGATGATGTCGAGTATGAGAGGCGCTCATACTCGGAGTGGCACGATCCTGCCGCCGTGGATTGAAATATGTTAAAAAGCAATTACAAAGCGGAAAAAGCACCGACGATTAGTCGGTGCTTTTCTCTTGCCCATCTGCAATTTTTGTATACGCTCTCCGCCTGATTTTTGCCAATCCGTCAACGCTGACGTGCAACATGTCCGCGACCTGTACGCAGCTTTTCCGCCGAACGTCGCACTCAATGATGCACGCCGCCTCGTCCTGCGGCAGCTTGAAGGATAAAACATACGCTACAGCTCGCTTTGGAGCCATAGAGGATAGTTGCGCGCGGATACGCTTATGCTGACTGTTCATGCCCGTGTAAGGCTTGCAGAGGCGCTTGCGCGTGGGCTTTCGCCGCCCGCTCCTTTCTGTGCCCAAATCGGACACCGTTATTTTGTCGCTCTCTGGATCATCGTCACGACTTCTTGCCGCGTGATAAATCTCTGCGGCGCGCTGCCGTCCGTGATGCCCGCAGCTTTTGCCGCCGCCCAGTCTTTCGCCGCCCACGAAGAGACGGGCTTGGTGCCAAGCTGCGCCAAATAGCTGTCCATCATCTTGTTAAACGTTGCCTGATCCATGTACTCCTCCATTTCCAGCGGATACTTGCCCGCCAAAATCATGCTCCCTGTGTATCGCCTATGGTTGTCCCACTGGAAATGCGGCTTGTCGGGGAATTTTTTCCAGTCGCCGCCCCACGAAAAGCCGACCTGCTTGCCAATCTGCCCGCAGCGGGCAAAGAACGACGCATCGTCGTACTCATGCCCCTTGACGTTTTTGCAGATGTCGAACGCCAGTCCCGCCTTGACGCTGTGGAACGTCGGGCGCGTCGCGGTCTTTGCCGCGTAGCCGTTCGCGGCAAGATAGCGCTGGTACTCGTCATCCCTGACTGTCTCCGTCACGAGCACCGGAAGCCCCGCCTCCTTGCAGAGATCGAGGAAGATGACGCAGTTTGCCCGCACGTCCGCCCGCAGGTCGGCAATGTCACGGCTGTGATACATTGTCGTCACCCTTGCTGTCGATCACGTCCTGCGTCTTTTGGCTCTGCGTGCCGAAATAGAACGCGATGATGACCGCGTAAATGGTCATAAAGTCCTGCGAGATGTTGCCCGTGACGGCCATGTATGCAAATACTCCCGTCAGCACCAGCGTCACGATGCTCTTGACGCTCATCAGGTTTGCCAGTCTCTTGCGAATCAGTTCCATATTATTCGTCCTTTCCTTTGATTTTGATTCCAGCCAGCAGGCCGAGTTCTGCCGTCCACGCGGCGAACCACGCGACGGTCAGGCTGTCCGGCACGGCCTTGTCAAAGGCCGTCAGTACAAGTGCCGCAACGCAGTACCAGCAGAGGTTGAGCACTGCCGCAATGACGTACTTGTCGCGCTTTCTCAACTTCTTCATACCATGCACCACATCCAGAGTTCGCGGATGCCCTTAATGGCCACCGCCGCGCCAAGTAGCGTGGCAGCGACCACGATGATGGCAACTGCCACTTCGGCAAAATCATCCATCACGCCACACCCCCTGCGATCAGCCACGCGACGAACGCGCCCACCAGCGCCGCAAGCAGCTTGTCCACGATCCCGTCCCACCGCTTCCCCGCCTTGCCCGTGATGCCTTTCACGTCCTCTTTGATCTCCTTGACGTCGCCCTCAACGGTCTCCTGCTTGGTCGCCAGCACTTCGACCGACGTTGCCAGCCTGTCAAGCGCCGTTTGATGCTCCTGCAGCTCGTTGATGCGGTGCGTATTGATCTTGCATCGGCTTTCAATCAGCGCGATCTCTGCGTCATCGTAATGCTTTGCATTATCCATATCCCGCTCCCTTTCTCCTTTACTTTTCGATTTCCACCCCGTACCGCTCAAACATAGCGCGGATTACGGGATTGCGCAGCAGCTTTTTGCGTTGGCCTGGATTGAGGTCGTTGTAGACTGCTTGTAAAGCCTCTCGCGTCTCTGCCACGCACTCACGCGCCCGCTCGGTATAGGTTTTCTCCATTTTACGTTTCCTCCCCCAGCAGGATTTTTGCCGCAGTCTCGGCATCCTCCATCTGCTCTCGCAGTTGCTGCGTTTCCCGTTGCAGTGCTTGCAGGCTCTCCGCCTGCTTTGCGCTGTCCTCGGCACGCTTTTGAATGTAATCACAAAGTTTCATTGGGTTTCCTCCACGATCGCCACCGGCTCCCCGCACGTCACTCTACCCTCGCCTTTGGCGTAGATTTTCACACCCAGCTCCCACGACTCCGTGGTTTTCTCGGCATTGGGCAGCTCCACCACCTGATCCACGCCGCACGTCACCCACACCGGGTTGGCATCCTTAGCGTTGTTGCTGATCTGAATAGTCTGCGCCGTCGCGCCGGTTAGACTCACCTGCACCTTTGCCCGTTTGGGGCGTTTTGTGGTGCTGCCCAAAAACGCCGTAAAGCCCAGCTCACGGTAGGGCTTGCTGGCATCGGGAAAGATGTAGATTTTGTCCGCCGTTTTGTCGGATACCATTGTAGTGTTCGATACCTTAAATGCGGGGCGCGGCGGGAGATCTATGCTTGGATTGTACGGGCCGACGCCGCCGTAGCTAAGCACGCACCAAAACTTCGCAGCAGAATAAGCCGAACGCAGCCACCAGCCCGCCGCGGCTCCGGTACTGGTGTAAAATTTTCGTGCGTTGTTATCGCTCGTTTCGCCCGTATGTGCTTTGAGCGCCGGCAGGATGCTCTCGCCCTCCACACCGCCGTTTGTTACTTCGCTCTCGCTCAGCAGATACACCTGCCGCACGATTTCCGTCACGGTGTCGGAGTCATACGGCCTGATTTTAATGCTCGAAGGAATGATGCACGCTCGCATCTTTTCATCAAAATATGAGAGATATCCACCAGACGCATCGTTCAACCATGTATCTGCCAGACTGTCGATATACGTGGCCTCATCCGTTTTGTTCATCCGTCGTGTTTCGCTCGGCGCATTTTTCCGCAGCAGCACCACGCCGTCTGCGTCCTTGCGGATAGGCCAATAGGCCACCGTCTGTTTCACGCCATTGATGGTTTCATCGTAGTATAGGACTTCACTTAGGTCGATCTCGCTGATCGGTCTTGCCATGTCTCCGCCACCTCCTTACGCCACCACAAGGCGCGCGTATTTGTCCACCGTACCCACCGTTACGGTTAAGTCTGCCGGGACGGTAAAATCGGCGATATACACATCAACGGACGAGAGATCGCCGCCGCTCTGGATGTTGCGCACCGCCTCAGCCATCCCCGCCGGAAAGCTCAGGGGAGCACTCGTGCCGCCCTTCTCGCGAATGGCGTCGGCGACTGCCGTAATGCTTGCGCCCTGTACTAAGTATTCCGCCATTAGAACGTACCTCCTTCCGCCGCGGGCACGAGTTCCGCCACCCACTCTTGCTGTTCAATGCTCCATCGCAGAAACGCCCCGTCGTCAGCCGGTTCCGGTAGCCGCGGTTGGTCGATTGTGCAGAAAGAGGATATTTCGGCACTGCTATTTTGCAGATTCATATTGAAAAAAATATTGACGCCCCACGAATCGTAAAACGCCTTGCCATAGAACTGGTACGTTTCCACGCCTTCGATCGTGATCCCAACAAAATATGCCTGTACCGGCAAGCGATCTTGATTATCCAAGAACCCGAATTTGAGCAATGCCCCACCGTTCTTGGCGGCAGCCACAAGCTGAGTCCCGATGTCTGTAGATACATCAAATGAGAGGGGGCTCCCAGGCCGCGCTGGGTCTGCATTCACACCCGCGGAATACAAGTCGATAACAACAGGTGATTTTTCCGCCACCCATTTCTGATTACGGATGCGGAGAAAAGAACCTTCTTCCGCGCCATCAGGCTTTGGTAAACCGGATTCCGCCCCCAAATATCTGCGCAAAGTGCCCCCGGACACCTTTTTTGCCGTCGCATTTTGCTGCACCACAAAGAGATCATCCGCCGTTACAGCCTCAGCTGCAAGCAGATCGTCAATGGTTTTGTCCATGTTGCCCTCCTTATCATAAAATGTTGATTATATGGTATACGTCCACCGCCCCGTAGACCGCGGCAGCAACGTATAGCGCATACCGCGCCGCCCGCTCCCGTTGGCGGGACAGCCACCACAGCAGCACCCACACGATGACGACCTTGTAGCAGACCATCACCGTCACGCTCCGCATCAACGGGTTTAGCTCCACCGCCCCATGACGCAATGCCCAGAGCGTGCAGAATAGGTCGAGCAGGTTGAGCGCGTATGCGATGATGCTCATGCTATCCCTCCAACAAAAGCACTTCCCCCACGCGCTGCATCTTGCGTCCGCCCACCGTCACCTCCGTGTAATATGGCGGGAAAACCGGACCAGCCAACGAATAAAAGGCATCAATGCGGATTGGGTCTGTCCAAATGGTGCTCGTCACACCGTACACGGCGGACGCGACAATAGACCCGGCAGTGCCATGTGACGCTCCTCCGGGGCGAATCGCCGTCAGCACACCATGTCGCCACACCGCCGGAACCTCGCTGTCAATTTTGAAGTAGAAGTAACTGCCATCGCTTTTGTACTGGCTTTCGGAATCAGTACTGCTATAAATATAGGACGCAGCCGAAAAAATTCCACCAACCGTGACCTCTCCATTTACTGCGCTGTTCGCCTTGCCAAAGTAAAGAAATCTTGCAAGCGGTGTTCCTGATGAGGTCGTCCACTGAATGATAACGCCATGCGGCGTCCGAACGACGATTGCGCCTTTTACGTACAGTTTTTTGTCGTTCTCCATTATGGTTTCGAACTCAAATTCATATTCGTTTTTAATTGACACGGAATCTGAGATACCCCTGTAAAATGATGCACCACAGAAGTAGCGAACCCCGTATGTACGACAGTGGAATGCCACGCCGTAGTCCGTATCCCCGAACCTGTACAGCCAATATGCTGAATTATGGCTGCTTGTATCGCTCTTGAACAGTTTCAGCTCTGGAATCTGCGCCGCCACCCAAGACTGAATACCCGCAAACACGGTGAAGTTATCAACGCCCTTAAACAAATTTTTTACAATCGTTATGCTCATGTCTCCACCTCAAATGTGCCGATTTCAATCACTGGCAAAATATTGCATCCTGTAAACGGCGGGTACGCAGGAAAGTTGTCAACGTAGATGTCACCGCCGCCTCCGCCTCCGCCGCTGAATCCCTCGCTGCCGGCGGCCCAGCCCTTGAGCGTCCTGCCGACCGAGATCCCGGCAAGAAAGCTGTTTTTATCGTATTTCACGCGCCATCCCTCCTCACCAGCGGATCAGCGTCGCGTGCCCGCTGTTGTCCGTGATCCTGATCGGCCGGCGCTGCTGGTCAAAGGTCACCGTGTAGCGGTACGGCGTCTTTTCTCCGTCCACCAGCTCGGCAAAATACCCCTTGTCCCACTCCGAGAAGTCCAGCGCCGCGCTCTTGCGCAGTCCCATCAGATCCATATAACCGTCGTCCCGTGCGGCGAGGCCGAGCAGCTTGCCCAGGCTCGTCTCATACGTCAGCTCCAGCGAGTTCTGCCGCTTGACGAGGTAGCCGCGCTGCTTGCCGTTGGTGTCGCCCGCGCCGAAGATGTCCACAGGGTAGTAGTATTTCCCGTCCGAGGTAAAGGAAATCGCGCGCTTGACCTGCTCCTCGTACTGATAGACCATCACCGGCCAGCTCGTCTGCTTGGTGGTCGTGAAAATGCGCTCGCCGTTTGCATAGGGGTAGCCGTCCGAGCCGATCGACGCGCCCGCGGGGTCTGCCTCCCAATAGATCAGTTCCCCGTTTGGGTTTTTGGCCTGCTCCGTCGTGCCCTTGGCGATGCCCGCGACGAACTCAAGGCTTTGCTCTGCCACGCGGATGAAATTGTCGTCGGTTGTGTCACCCGCAAGGTACTTGACCACCCGGCGCGAGGTCGACAGCCGGTTGACGCTCAAGTCCGCGATCTCGCCGAAGGCGGAATACAACGCATCCGCCGACAGCTGCCCGGAGACATCCACGTTGCCGTCGAGCTTGATGTAGCCCGTGTAGTTGTTGGGACCGACCTTGAGCGTGATCGTCGCGGTCGTCTGGCCATCCGGGTTGGACGCTGACGTGACGGATAAGCTGATCCCATCGACCGTTTGCGTGATGTCCGACACCCGCCCGTCAATGCCCTCGACCTTGAGGTTGATCTCCTCGCTGGTCTTGGTGATAGTCGAGCGTGTTTCGGCAATCTTGCGATTAAATTCCTGCGTGATGTACCCCTCGGAAGGGTATTCGTCTTCCATCTCTGCTTCTCCGGGGGAAGAAATACCCGCGTATCCGCGCCCATCATCAGAGAGTTTAGACAGCGGCGAATAAATGCCACCAACCGTCACGCCGTCGCCCAGCTCTGCCGCTGGATCGATGTTTGCTGCGTCTGCTTCGTATGCCTGATACTGGTAGCCTTTCATGGTTTGCAGTAAGGCGTTTACCATTGGCTGCGTGGCGTGAGGGCAACTTGCAATGACTTCCATGCCGGTATCATCACCCGCCGTCAGGCTGTTTTCATCGTCCACAAGCAGCGTCACGCGAGAGATAGGCTTGTACTTGCCCTTGTCGGAAAAACTTGTAACGTCTTTGCCGACATAATATTTATTAGACAAGAATTCTCACCCCTCCAAACGTAATAGCGTTGCCCGATTCTGTAATGAGATAGTTCGTCTCGGTAGGCATAGACAACAGAGGAATAAGCAATAGTTTCCCTTCATCGGTAATAATCCAGTTCCCGCCGTGCGCCGCAGCGATAAAGCATAGCTCGTTGCGGATGGTGTAGTCATTTGCGGGATAGTCGATGGTATATGAGCTGTTGAGCACTGTTCGGCTGTCCAACTCTACGCCCATCAACTGGCAAAAGATGTTTACAGCGTCAGGCATAGTCATCGGGAAGTTAAGCGACTGGTCTGGCTCCCACACAACGTCAGCCTTTCTCATAGCGTCGTATGCTTCGAGTTCCCAATAATCCCCATCGCAGGAACGGCGATTGGTAAAAAACACGCCTTTAGGAATCCAGTCCGTCGCTTGACTGCCATTAACAAGCCTGAGATAACGCTTGATCGTCGCGGCGCGCGGTACGTTGTCCGCATACAGTGCCAGTTTTAATGTTGCGCAGCAGGCGTTCCCGATGCCGAATTCTTCAAACAACTGCGATTCAACAGAGTGAGACACTTCCGCATCTTTGCCATATTCCGTGCCCACAACGTCAAATTTGTACTCTCGTTCTGTTCCGGGCTTGTGAAGCAGCTCGCGCCACAGCGCACTTGTTGTCTGCCCCATATCACACCTCGATCAAATTAAACGTCGCGCCGCCCCACACCTCGTTATCGTCTGCCGCTTCTTCAAGCGTGCATTCCATCGACGAGCAATAAAATGTGCTTGTGCGCACACCATGCAAGTCAAGATACTTTACGGTGCAGGTCGTTTTATTGAGGTCGTCATCAAGCTTTGCCAACATATCCCGTTGGATAGAGCGCGTCGTATAGCTCAGCTTCCGTTTTGTGGTGATCTTGTCGCGCCGCATTTTGCCGTCTTTGGTACGGGTGGTCTTGTCGCTGTCAAGGTCGTTTCTGCTCCACCCGTACCCTTTTGTTGCGATTGCGGACGAATAATCCGTGCCGTTGATAATAAGGACTTCCACGTTATCCCTCCTTAGTACAGCAGCACGGGCTTACCCGCCGCGCGTGTCATGTTGTTAATGTTCTTCACGGTGCTGCGTGCGATTTCCTTACCGTCAAGCTGGATAACGACCGTTGTTGCACCGCCGCCCGATTCCGCCATAGCCTGCTTAAATGCGTCAACCATCGTGGCAAGCGGCGTTTCAATGTTCGTCCCGCTTTTCTGGTCGCCCAGCACGGCAAGAAATTCTTTGTTGGGCGGGATAACCGCGCCGGTCGCAAGCGGGATCGCCGCAGTGTTAATGGATGGCATAGCAGCGCGGAATCCGCCGCTCCTTGTAGATCCAAACCCACCGCCGCGGGAAGAATTGGATGCTGCAATTGAATTCTGCGCCTCAATAAATTTCCCTCTAAACCAACTGACAGCGTTTGCGACCCATGATTTAACGGTTTCCCATGCAGACTTAACGCCAGTTAGAAATCCGTTTATGATCGTTTTGCCGACCTCTTTCCAGTGTGAAAGTGAAAGCTTATTTGCGACGGTAGAATTCCACCAGCTTGTAATATCTCCCCAGACTTCTTTAATTTTGCTCAAAATTGCATCCCAATTAAGAGCCGCAGCGGATACGAGAGAAGCTCCACCGGCAATCATCAGCCCAAAGGCCAACGGCCATGCGGCAGGGCAGAAAATTGCAAGAATAATGCCGAGTGCAAGCAAGCTTTTAGCTGCAAACAAAAGGATATCCGTTAACTTCTGTTTTACGTTGCTATTCATTTCATTCCAGTTGAGGGCAACTGCCGTCGCAAGAGACGCCGCACCGATGATGATGAGTGCAATGCCAAGCGGGATATTCGCGCCAGAGAAGCACAACGCAACACCGATTGCAAGCGCAAATGTACCAATCAAGACGAGCATGTTGGTAAGTGTTTCTTTTGTCTTGTCGTACATTGCATTCCAATTGATAGCAACCGCTGTCGCAATCATTGCCGCCCCCACCGCCATAAGCCCGATACCGAGCGGGATGTTTGCGCCGGAGAAGCAAAGAATTGCACCAATCACAAGCGCCGCAGTCCCTAAAATAAGCAAAACATTTGTTATTGCGGCTCTTAACTGGTCGCTCATCGAATTCCAGTTAAGGGCGATTAAGGAAACAAGACTAATTGCTCCTGCCGCCATAAGCGCAATACCGAGAGGAATGTTTGCACCAGAGAAGCAAAGAATTGCACCGAGAGCAAGCAATGCGCCGCTTAAATACGCTGTAATTTCATCAATTTTTGCTTTGTATGCGTCGCTCGTAAACTGATCAAACACGGGGGATAAGCGGTCTGCGAGAGCGGATGCCGCGCCGCCTCCGCCGCCCTTATCGGTTGATAATTGATTGATCTCGTCAAAGCTTGCCAGCGAACTAACGGTACTCTTCGCCGCAGAGCCGACACTTTCAATTGCATTGGCTTCCTCGTACATACTCTTTGCAGCCGCCGCCGATTTTTTTGTAGTTGTCCCGAAAATCATTGAAACAACATTTGCAATCGCGCTCACAACGTTTGTGAGGATTCTTACCAATTCCGTAAATGCCGGAATAATTACATTGAGCAAAGGCTGCACGAGAGTTAACAATGCGCCCTTTAATTGCCCTATCGCCGCCGCTGCATCATCGTTAGCCTGAATGGTTTTCCAGAGATAATTTCTGAGGACAGATAGCGCTTTTGCAATCATCGTAAACACGAATGCGCGAAGGGCAAGTTTCTTAACTCTATTTGCGAATTTATCCATATATGCTTCTGCGCGTTTGGTTGCTACGGACATTGCGTTAGTATTAGTCCCAGCCGCAGAGATTTGCGCCGAAAGCTCACCGGCTTTTTCTTTTGCACGATCAAGGCTCGCGTTGTTCGCATTTATGTACGAATCTGCCTTTTCGATTTTTGCATTTACGGAATTCCACTCTTTTTGAAGCCCATTTACATATTGTGATTGTTCTTTAACTGCGCCTGACGTATAAAACGAATCTCCGCGCTGCATCTGGTCAAGCTTTGCTTTTGCGGAATCGAGTTCTGCGCCAAGCTGCTTTGACTGTTCAAGCAACGGCATCCTTTCTTGCTGTTTTTTATAGATTTTATCGTTGAGCGAATCGATCTTATTTACAAGCTTGCTAAGTTCTTTCTGCGCTTGTTTATCGTCCGCGTCTACAGCAATGACAATGGATCCATCTGCATTCGCCACATGACCACCTCCTATTATTGTTGACTAAATTCTTTTATCGATATATAGTAGCGGGGAAGGGAGGGATTTCAGTGAAAACACTGAAAAAAATACTTTTTTTCTTTTTGGGATGGTTTTGCAGCACAATTGTTCTTCTTCTGTCGGAAGATATTTTCCCAAAAGGGCCAGACGGGAAGGTTGGGACGTTCGGGTCTTTGGTCATCGTCTTTTTGCCTGTCATCATTGGGTCTTTTTTTGTTATTCGCGTTTATCCGAATATAGAAAAATCAAAATCTCAACAAGCACCATCCACCAATCGAATTACTAAACTAAAATTGCAGTTAGTTTCAGGGCTTGATCTGCCAAGCGGTTCTATTTGTGCCGCGTCACTTTCTAATGATTTAATTGAATTCTCTGCAAGCGGACAAACGTTTTCGCTTCCAACAGATAAGCTTATCGACGTATCGGTGATGACCCCGCAAGAAATCCAAACGCAATATGTTTCCAGCGTTGGCGGAGCAGTTGCCGGAGCTATTTTTTTAGGGCCTCTGGGCGCAGCTCTCGGCGGGTCTGCCAAGAAAAAGACAATGAAAAACAAGAAACGCTTTTTGGTAATCACTTACTTTTCCGGCGAAACAAAATACATCGTCTTTGACGTAACGGTTCGCCCGCAAGATGGTAAAACGGTTGAATCCCGATATAAGTCTTTGAAAAAGGCCGATAAAATCATGGTTGATCTGTAAGAACGCCAGCCCTCTATGGGCTGGTCTCTTTTTTTCCTAACCACATATCAATTGTTCTATTTTCTTCGACCGTTCGATGCTCTGGGAGGTCAATGATATCTCGATTCCTCCGGTAAAACTCTCTGTCGGATTTGTCGAGTGCTTTTCCTCTTGCTTGCAAATCCCTAATTCGGATCACCTGGGAGAATAAACAGTCCCCAATTTCCATATATGCGCTAAGAAATGTCCACCAATGGACGCCGCCGGTGTTGGCTTCTGGGTCGTATTCCATTGCTCGAATTTCATAACCAAGAATTCGGTTTACTGGCGATACGACAAGAGAAAAATCTTTTCCCCAATCAACAAGTTTGGGCTGCTTCTTGCCGTTGTCGGCATTCTGCCCGCCATTAGCAAACCAATAGAATTTCTCTATCGCTTCGTCATAATCAGGCAATGCGTCAAAATCCATGTAAAAACGATTGAGGACAACATAAGCGCGTTCTTCATCATCTAAGGCGTCATCATTCAGCGCATCAAAGATATCCAACATTACGCGATAATCGTAGCGGATATCAAACCATTCGCCTTTGATTTCAACCTTTTTGGGAAGCCCGTACTCCATGCTGCAATACCGCCTTTAATGGTTTTTATTTCGATCCAGATACTTTTTAATGCGCGGGTTGGTGAATTTCTGTTCTCTGGAAAACGACGTGTCGATCTCGTCCATAATGGCAAGCATAAGATTGCACCAAACAGGCACACCTTCCGCCATTGCGTATACATTCATGCCGCCAAACAAAGCGTCTGCGACGGGGGCATCAAACACGCTATCGATAATTTTGCGCATTTCCGCATCGCGCTCACGAGCAAAAGCGAAAATCTGCTTTTTATCCCCCATCTTCTCGATCTGGGTCTTATATCCTTCCTGCTTTTTGTCCAGCTCTTCAAACGCGAGATAAAGCCGCTCGACAAAGTTGCTATCGGTCGGGTTAAACGACACATCGCACTTCCCGTTGATGGTATATGTTACAAGGCCGTCTCCAAAATTCAGTTCCATACTTACCTCCGAAATGAGGGCTGACAAACGCCAGCCCTCTTTGATTTAGTCCTCTGTAAACGTGACAGTGCCGCCGGAAATGGCCGCAGTGCCCGTCTTGCGCGTGCCGCCAAGCGTCACGTCGATGGGCATACCGATAAAGCCGCCACCCTCGCCGCCGAGGGAAGAGGGCTTAACCATGCAGGACGAATAGCGCTCCGCAAATACTGCGGTCTTTGCCGTGCCTGCATAGGCGTGGACAATCAGCACGTCCTGATTTGCCAGCGCCGCCGCGTTCTGCTCCTTGACCGCGAGATTCCAAACCTTGACGATGGCGGGATCCCCAGCGTCCAGATCAGACGGGTCAAAGGTCTGCGTGATGATGGGTTTCTTCATGGTCGTGCGCGTCGTGCCGAGAATGTCCTTCGAGGAATCCTCCTGCCAGTCGTATTCCATGCTGGAATCCGTAACGCGCGTACCGAGGGGAGACCACGTGGGGGTTCCGGTTTCGCCCGTGTTGAGATACGCGATCAGAAGTTCGCGATCTACGGTCTGCCCCGCCGTGGTGTTAAAGGTCATATCAGCCATTTTTAATCACCTCGTAGTTCATTTTCATAAGGATTTGGTGATCCTCGTCGCCGTTCTCATACATGGCGAAAAGAGAGGATCGCGTTGTAGGCTCAATGCGAATGACGCGCCGGCCGTCGCCAATGTCAGGCGGTGTTTCGCTTGCTGCCCAATCGCCCAAAGCGTTAAGCAGCTCGTCAGCTTTGAGCCGCTTGTCGTTGCTATTCCCCGGTTTCATGCGGTAGATGACCTTAAATTGGTATTCCGCCTGATACCCGCCGAGAATGTATTTCTTGACGATATACGCCGCCTGAATCGTAGACAGCGCCATCGCCGGAGTATCGGCGGGAAGAAATTCGAATCGAATCAAATCAACCGGCTTGTCAGGGAATGTGTTTAACCACGCAAGCAGCTTGCGGGAGACCTGATCTTCTTCCGCCGCCGAAACCGTCTTTTTAATCTTTTCCAAACTTCTTCACCGCCTTATCTGCTACACGCACCCACTTATCAAGGTTTTGCGCCTTAGATGCTTCAAACCAATGTGCTTGTGCTTGTGGATTAACATCTGTTCTGAACACCAAATTCCGATCTGTCACTACCTTGTGTTCGCCTTTTCGCACCCAAGAGCTGCCAGTTTCAGGGTCTACCATCAGCTTCCCGAAGTAGAGGTATCGGGCATAAGGTCCCGGATATACAATACTGTTTCCGATGACACGCGTCCTGTTCATAAGCCCTGCGGCAGCTCCAGAGGACGGCACAAATGGCTGCGTGTCTTCCTCCACCTGCACCGCAACGACGTGTTCTGCCTTTGTACAGACCCGCGCGATGATGTATTCAAGCACGTCCATACCCTCGGTATGCACCGTGAATTTCAGCGCCATATCAGGCCCCTCCGCACTCAAAATGCTGCATATCCGGGCTTCCGTAGTCCATCATGTCAACCTTGGTGAGGTTGTAGCAGTCATCGTGCGCCAGTGCTACCGTCTCGTTGTCCGTGACAAACTCGCCCTTTACAAAAAAGGTCGTTCCGCCATTCCCATTGACCGAGAGCGTCCACAGCTCGGACTTATCTGCCGCCTTGAAAAATGATTGCGGGCCGATGTAAGCTTTCGGCTTACCTGTTACCCCGTCCACCGCTTCCACGGAGAACGGGATATACAGATTTACAGCGTCAGCGCTTTCAAGGCCGCTTTCGCGCACGTTCACGCCCTTCGATGCTTGCAACATCACGCCACGCAGGATTGTGGTATAGACCTTTTCGACCTCATCAAGAGTTGTCGGGTCGGTTTCCTGCACGATGTTGTAAATCGTTACAGTGTGGGGAGCGTACATCTACAACCACCTCCGCGATACAGTAGCCCGGTATGGGCAAGGTATTCCATGCACGTTTCTGCAAGCAGTTTCTTCGCACCGTCCGTCGCACTGAGCGCAGACAGGGCGGATTCTCCGCCCGTTGCAAGCGTTCTGGAATAGCTGCCTACCGTTTCGCTTTTGACTTCCGCGTCATTTGCCGCGGCGTTTGCAAGGTTTTTCACGGCAAGCGCCTGCGCTGATTCAATGACCGCATACTTGTCAACGAGCGCGCAGCAGCACATCTTTACCGCGTCCAGATCGGCGTGGTTTTGTGCTCTGTTGCGCGTGTAGTAGTCGAGGAATGAGCTGGCGCGGACAACAAGACGCGGGAAGTCATTTTCACTCACAGCTCCCATGTAAGTGCCGGAGTAGTATTCAAAGTCTGCGTAAGTCATACGAGTCAGCTCCTTTCAAATCAGCCGCCGGTCTTGGGGGACAGAATGATGTTGTCCAGCACAGCGGCCTTGAGGGTGTTCTTCAGCACCACACCAGCCACCAGCTCGACCTCGCCGGTCTTCACAGCGCCGGGGGCGTTCATGTCAGGCATATAACTAGAAATGACGCTGGTGCCGGTGGGGGAAATGCCGTGGAAGCCGTCCAGACCGATACTCACCGCGTAAATGCTGGTGGTGCCGTCGGCGGAGGCGGTAGCGGCAGAAGTGCCGATAACGTCCACAGAGGAAGTGCCGTTGTAGTACTTGCCCATGTCCATCAGGGGGATACCGGCAAAGGTCTCCACCACCTGGCCAAAGTCGTTCTTTGTACGCTCGTAGTAACCGGCACGGCGGGCGCAGGAACGGACCTTCATCAGCATATCGCTGTTCATCATCAGCATGGTGGTGTCACCGTCGATGGTGTGCACCAGCTGATCCAGCTGGTCAATGAACGCGTTGGCGTTGCTATCCAGCAGGGCAGAGGTGGACAGGTTGATACCGGAAGACAGCTCCGTAGAAGTGCCGGACAGCAGCTTCTTCAGGCCGTCAAAGGTGCCGGTCACATAACCAGCACCGGTAGCGGCGGAGGTGCCGTTGATGACCAGGTTATGGAAGTAGTTGCTGGTCGCCTTGATCTTCTGCTGCGCCTGGAACGCCAGTTCGTCCACAGCGCCGGAGGTGTTCTGCAGCACACGGTCAACGGAGAAGGAACCGCCCATGATAATGGCCTTTGCGTTCTTCTCAACGCGCTTGGCCTCGTTAGCGGTGTACTCGCTGTTAATCGCACGAACAGCGGCGGTGGAGGGGGTGTTCAGCTGAATGTAACCGTAGGTCAGGGTGGAACCACCAGTGCCCGGAGAGATGGCGTTATCAAACACCAGTCTGTCAAGCAGCAGAGAACTGCGGCGAAATTCGTCGACGATCATCTGGTCGACCTTGTCGGCCATGCCGACCTTAGCTTCAGCAAGAGTAATAGCCATGTGTCATTGTCTCCTTTACTTGTCGTATTTTTCGTGGAGCGCACCCAGCAAAGACGTAGGCTTTGTTTCACGAGTGCCGCCATCAAGCGAACCCTGCGTGTCAACACGAGCGCCAGCCTTTACAAATGCGCTGGGGTCATCGGACTTTGCCTTTTCCAGGTACTTGTCGAACCCGTCCAAAGCGCCGTCCTTCATTTCGAGCTTGCTGTCTCCGATACCCGCGCGGAAAGCCTTTTCCGCAGACTTGGAGGAAAACTTCACGCCGCTATCGGAAATTGCCTTGTCAATGGCGGTCTGATAATCCCGCTGTGCAAGCTGTGCTTTGTACGCTTCGGTTTCCTTGTCGTACTTGCCTTGCAGCTCATCCAGCTTTTCCTGGATTTTGGCAGCGTCACCGCTGGCCTTTTTCAGCTCCGCGATGTCCTTATCCCGGTCTGCGGCCTGCTGCTCCAGCGCGTCCTTGTCCGCCTTTGCGTCCTCTGCGGCTTTCTTGTGTTTCTCGATGTCCTTGCCGTTCATGGCAAAAACCTTGTCCGCCTGCTCTTCCGTCAAGCCGATACTCAACAGCTCTTCTTTCTTCATATTGCATCTCCTTACGGGATAGGCTTTTTAGGTCGTTGCCGTGACCGTCCCGCCTGCACTTTTAGGCTTGCAGATAGCCAATTTTTGTATAAAATCCGCATACGCGGTTTTTACCTGTTATTGGGGATTGCATTCCTCTGAAAAGTATGATATATAATAGATAAGAAAGCCGGTCGCTGTCCACGACCCCTTCGTTGAAGGGCGAGATGGTGTGTCGGCTTTTTTATTTCCGCTTAAACACCTGAATACGCAACCTGTTTTGCACAATTAAGATTTCGTCAACCCATTTTGTATCTTCTCTATGGAAAACTTTTTTGACTTGGGCTAAAATTGTATCTTCATCAAGTTTTGTGTTTGTCACATCAATAATGAAGTTTTGTGCTTGCCATTTTGCCTTTTTCACGCGGTTAAACAGTGTGTTGGCTCCGGCGCTTTCTCCAAGTGTTTTTAGATCATACCCAACTCCTCGGAACAAATAATCCGGCGTAGATATGCCCTGTGGACTATTCACACGAGGAACCATATATATCGCCCCGCCGAATTCTTTTTCCAAGAGTTCGGCGATTTCTTTTTCATGCGAGCTGTAATCGAGCACGACATTATGCCCGTCTACTTTGTATGTAACTCCATTTGCGGTGTACTCTTGCAAGTCTTCTACTACGTGGCTGTTCGGTTCAGCCGTTTCCTGCCATTTCCCCGTCGCGTCGATGTAAAACTCACGCTCCTCGGAAATCAGCGTTGCCGCGCCGACCGTAGTCTTGGGCGCTGCATCATTTTGATACAGCACTTTCAACCGTTCCGGCTGTTCTGGCAGCCCTGCCGCCTTGCTGAACCCACGGTATTTGGCGTTCAGGCGGCGAAGTTTGATGTTGGCAACCGTGGCATCATCGGTCAGGTCAGCGGCTTTGTAAGCGTTCACAAGGCGTTTCTGCGCACGTATCTGGCGCTCTACACGGCGCTGCATTTGCGTTGCCTCGTATGCGGTATAGGTCTTCCCGTCAAAGGTGCAACCAAGCCCATCATCGATATGCTCAAGCTGCTCATCTGTATAGGTTCGCTCAGATACGCCCTCAACCCAAACGTTACGCCGGTGGCGGCAGTTGGCTCCTTCCAGACCATCCACGGCACCCAGACCGCACACCTCGTAGATGCTCGGGTAGATGTCCCCTGCGCGAATACTGTATACCTTGCCTTGCCAATCCTTATGGCTTGACCACGGGGACGACCCCGGTTTATCTCTCGCGCCAGCATGAGCGGAAACCTCGAAATACAGAGTTTCGAGATACTGCGCCGACTCCTCCGTATATTTAGCGCAAATTTGATTTACGCCAGTCATCACGGCTCTGCGCGCTGCCACATCAATTTGATCTCGATGCCCGCTCTCATAGTCAACTACCGTCAATCCGCTGTCCGCAAGCTGCTTTACTGCCGTCTTGATAGCTTGATTGTAGTTGATCGCGCCGCTCTGGATTTGCATTGTCGCGTTATCCAGCGCCCATTGGTATGCTTTGGCAGGTGACAGCATTGTGCGCCCAGCGTCCACTAAAAAGCCCATTGATCGCGTTATATTGCGCATTGTTTGCTTTGTCTGCTCGTATATTGCCCAAGTATCTTCTACGCTTACCAGCGTTTCCGGCTGCGTGATGTGCGCAAGGTCAATAAGCTCGGTGTAATACTTCTGGTTGCGTTCCACAACATCGTCAAGCAGCTCATTCAACTTCGTTTCACTGATACCGGAAGTTTTGCGAATTGCTTTCTCAATCTCTTTTAGGTCGATGCCATGTGAGCGAAGCACGCGAATGTCTTGCACGGTTACTTCGTTCAGTTGGTCTGACGCTTTGAGACGGGAGCAGATTTCTTCCAGCAGCGTGATTTCAAGCGCACGGAACAATTCTGTCAATTCTTCCGGCATTGCGTCAAGCAGGTCTGGGCTAAAAGGGTAAGGCCGCATACGCCGTCACCTCACTCAATCTCTTCTTCCGGCTCTTTTGTCATGGCCTGCATCTTCGGAAGCTCCGCCTTTGCGGTTTCCTCGTCCTCGTTTTTGTACGTCATGCGCATTTCATAATCGTTGAGGATCCCAGCAGACAAAAGCTGCATATCGCGCGCAAACTCAGCGTCTTTGTCCTGGAAAATACTGTCGTCAAAATCAATACTAATTTCAATATTTTCATCCAGTCCGGCGTTCATGGTCGTATTGCCCAGTCGGAGGAGAACCCTACAAAGTTCAACAAGCACCTGCTCCAAGATGATCTGGTGCTTTCCTCGCGTCTTTGCAAGCTCACTGTGCGTACTGATAACCTGCGTCGCAGTCGCCATTACGGCTTGGTCGATCTGATAAAAGTTCGTGCCAAAGCCGCACTTGCTCCCCAAGATATTAAGCGCGAACTGAACCCCGACACTTAACTTATCGGAGTTAAGTGTCATGTCGATTGGCTGAATAACCGCCCCATCGCTTACATCTTCTGGCATAACGTAGTACACAAGATCGTTTTCATCAAACGCCGGTGTACCATCAAGAAATTTACTCGCCGCAGGCTTAACCATAATGCGTTTTTTGCCCATCACGAACTCATTGATGTAAGCATCATAGGCAATATCGGCACCTTCGAGTGCATCGATAGCATTGGCATAAACCGAAATGCCGGTTGGAAGCAAATAGTTGAAGTTATTCGCAATGTTAAGTCGGTCAATGACAAATTGACGCTTATCGCTTCCGGTATGTACAACAGGGGGGATGCGCTCAAAGCCCTTAACATTGGTCAGTGCTTCGTCTGCAAGTTGCTCATTATCATACCGATAAATGCGGTTCTCAATGACGTATTCGCCGCCATCCTCTTTTCTATGGATTTGCAGATAGAGGTAATCGCGCCCGCCCCTTGTAATTACAGAGGAAAACGCGCACTCGCTGATATATCCGTTCTGCCATGCCAGCGGGTAGATATTTTCGATAGTCACATAGTCCAGCACAATGCCGGATGTATTGCCGGGTACGATCTCGCCGCTCTCGTTGACCTCCTGCCCCACTACGCGGGGAATGTATGCCACCGTGCCAAGCGCAGACTTCATTTCCTGCATCTCATTCGCCTTAACAGCAAAATTGTTCTCCGTCAAGATGCGGTCAATAAATTCCTGCTCCTTATTCCCTTCAAGCGTTATCTGCACTTTTTCGTTCATGAGCAGATTCGCCCAATCCTCGCACAGTTTCTTTCCCATTCCAAGGGAATACCGCTTGCAGTTGACCATGCTTTCACCGTTACGGACGCGGTAATTGTGGAAGCCCTTTACATTTCCCTGATACCAGCTTTTCCACTCCGCAACCTTGCTGTAAAACGATTCGGGGATCGTGGTATAGCCAAGCTCGTTAAGTTTTAAGATAACTGCATTGCTCATGCGATAACTCCCATCCGGCGAGAAATCCGCTCTAAAGCGTATCTTGTGGCATCAATCAAATGGTTATTTGCATCAGGATACCCGCTGATGATGTCGCCGTCTTTATTCCGTTCGTATTCGTAATTTACAAACTCTTTATACGCGTTTGGTGTCCGGCGGCGGTCAATGACGATCTTGCGCCTCTGTAGCCACTTCATGCCGTAGTCCACGGAGCCGGGGCCTTTGATAGCCTCCTTTGCCGGAAGGCCAAGCGCCCGATAATCCGCAGTGCTCTTCGGCTCTGCGCTGTCACACGTGATGTACGCGTCGCCATATCCGCACCCTTTGATAATTCCGCCGCTCTCCTCGTTTGTCAGCTTATTTTTATAAATCTCGTCAATAAAGTAGATTGTCTCCCGCGCCCGGTCGTAGTGTAGCCGGATAAACGCAAATGGATCTGGATACCATCCCCAGTCAACACCTTGGTATATCTGGTCGAAGCTCCCGATCTCCTTGTCCGTAATCTCTCGCAGCTCCAAATTTTCAAACACATTTCCACCCGTGCCGACCGGAATGCCAAGATACTCGTGCTGATATGCACGCTCGTCTGTCTCTTTGAGGTGTTCCGCTTCTGCAAGAAACTGTTCTCCCAGCCATTCAGGCGGTGCTTGCAGATATGTTGACTTGTGGCACAAGCGGTCATCCCGTTCTTCCAAGCTATCCTTGTTTGCCCAGTTGTCGCGCGAAATTGGTGGGTTATAGCTTTCAAAATTCCAAAACACCGAGCCGCCGCGCATGGTCGACTGCAAAATGTTTCGGATTTCTGCGCGTCCGGCAAACTGGTCTTTTTCTTCAAAGTGCGTTACGGCAATGTAGCCAAACGGCACCTTGATAGACTTGATCTTCATGGGATCGTCAGCACCCCGAAACATGATCTTCTGCCCGGTAGGCTTATAAATCAGCTCCATCGGGGATACCTTTGCTTCCCAATACGCCGCCATGCCCAGTTCACCGATTGCCCAGATATACTGCGCGTATACGCTGTCACGAATGGTATTTGCCACCTTACGCAGCACCAGCGCGTGTGTACCCGGATTGTTTATCAGCAGCAGGGGGACGAGTACAGACACCGTGGAGGATTTTAGTGAGCCGCGCCCACCGCTGAAATCGTAGTGCGTGTGACCGTGGTGGAACACGTCATGCGCCACGGCGTAGAACGCAGAGCCGATTTTTTCAGACAGGCGAATGTCAGACATCAATTATCACCTTGACACCCTCTGTGTTGATGTTCTGCTCCACAATATCCTTCTGGTCGAGGTACTGTTTCCCCAGCCAAATGGCCATATTCGCGTTCTTTTCAGCCAATCGCCACTGACTTCTCCGCAGCGAAATTTTCCCAGCTCCGCGCTTTTGCTTAAATACTTCGGAAAAACTGGCATGATAGGTGCGTTTACACCAACTATCCAGTGTTTTATCGGTCACACCAAACCAGCCACAGATTTCCTCAAGCGTGCATTGCAGGCCGCAGAGGTTCTCGAACTGCTTCTGGTCTATTTCCTTTCTTGGCCTTGCCATACGCGCCCTCCTTTCTCTGCTGGCGTTTGATAAACTTCTCCATATCCCGCTTTAGGTGCGGGCTGCTTGTTTTGGCGATGATCGCCCGCGCTTCTTCAATCGTCATTCAGCAGCACCGCTTTCTTCCCCGTAAACTTCTCCCAACGGTCAACAATGACATCGGCATACTTTTGGTCAAACTCCATGCAGTACGCGTGTCTTCCGTTCTGCTCCGCTGCCATGATCGTTGTGCCGGAGCCAGCGAACAGGTCAAGTACATTCTCACCCGGCTTACTGGAGCACTGCATCTGGTAATCAAACAACTTAATCGGCTTCATGGTCGGATGCTCCGCAGATTTGACAGGCTTATCGAAATTCAACACCGTTGTCTGTCTGCGATTCTTGAAGAAGTAGTGCTTCTTACCCTCCGTCCACCCGTACAGGCAAGGCTCGTGATCGTCCTCTTCAATCTCACTTTCACCGTACAGGCAAGGTTCATGTTTCCACTGGAAATCCTGTCTCCCCATTACGAGGGAATTCTTTACCCAAATCAGGCACTGCCGGACACGCAGCATTGCGTCTTTACACGCACCGCGAAAGTTATACCCTTCACTGTCTGCGTGCCAGATGTAGAACGGAGCACCGGGCTTCATGACCAGCGCCGCATTGGAGAATGCATCCGTCAGGAAACGCCTGAAGGCCGTATCCTCCATATTGTCGTTCTTAATCTTCCCGGCGGTGCCCTGATAGTCCACATTGTACGGGGGGTCTGTGAGCAGCAAATCCATTTGTGCCCCCCCCACGAGCTTCTGTACATCTGTCAAAGACGTGCTGTCTCCGCACATAAGGCGATGGTCTCCAAGCTGGTACACATCGCCAAGTTTGCTCTTTGGCTCTGCCGGTAAAACGGGATCGTAATTGTCCTCTACCACTGACGTGTCGAGTTCATCACGCAGACCCCAATCAAAGTCAAAAGCAGACAAGTCAAGCCCCGGCAGCTCATCAGCCAGCAGGTCAAAGTCCCAATCGCTCTCGTTGCTCTTGTTATCTACCAGCCGCAGGGCGTTCACCTGCTCCGGTGTCAGATCGTCCACGCAGACGCAAGGCACTTCTTCCATGCCCAGTTTCTTCGCCGCCAGAGCGCGGCAATGCCCGATTACGATCACGCCGTCACGATCAATCACAATCGGCTGTACAAATCCGTACTGCTTGATGCTCTCCGCAACGTTGTTGATTTGCCGCTTATCATGCTTTTTTGCGTTTGCGGAATACGGCACAATATCCGCAAGCCGCCGCTTTGTGATTTCCATGCCATCCTCCTGTTTTGCTACTAGCCCCCACCCCTTGGCCTTACATAGCAGACTTTACCCGCCCCGAGGGCATACACTTGCGCTGAATCGCTCTTCCAACCAAGCCACAATGCATCGTCGAACTTTCAGGCGGGCGCTATGCCCATTGCCAAAGGCATCGGCTCTCCTCTTTTGGAGCGGCGAGACGGTATCGAGCCGCCACACGTCCACAATGTTGCCTATAGCCATTGCTTTCGCTTCTGCTTCTGCACGCCGCATATGTCCCCGCTGGGCCACATCGTTGAGAGGTGCGCGGGGTCCTGTGCCGCATGAGAGGTGCGACCTCTCGGCCCTGATCGTGGGCTGCATCGCGCGTGCGGCATGTTGCGGGGAACGGTGTGAAAAGATGCAAAGCACCGCGCCCCGCGATGGCGTAGGGGGTAAACGCCATAAATGAGAGAACCGCAAAGGCTTTTGCACCTCTGCGATTCTATTATCTCATAAGCAAATGGCTTTTTAAGGCCAACTTTTAATCATCGAGCAGCCCGTAGTTCCGCGCGACGCACTTAATAAAATCCGTATGCCATCGTCTCGCCGTCCGGTCGGAACAGTTAACCGCCATCGCCGCACCTTCGAGCGTGTGGGTCTTGTCCCAAAACACAAGGCGGATAAACTTTAAGCGCTCTTCGCCGTCTTGCATTGACTTTGTTTCGCTCACCGCTTTTCGCACAGCGTTGTTTTCTAATAAAGACACTCCGTGCAACTCCTGCTCTCGATTGGGGGTATAGCGGCGGATAATTGCTTTTACATAGCCCCACCAGCTGTAACGAGGTTTACTCATGGCGTGCCACCTTCCTTTTCACCCACACCCACAGATTCCGCCACGGGTGGGATTCTGCGTAATTGGCGCGCTGCTCGGCGTTGCTCCATTGCTGATGCATATAATCACGTTCTTCTTCAACTTGTCGGCAGCCCACCGTCATTCTCGATACCTCTGCATTTGCCCGCCCAAGCGCCGCCTCAGTGTCAGCAAGCTTATTTCGCAGCGTATCCAAGTCCGCTTTCAGGTTCGCGATCTCGTTTGCCTTGTTGATGACCTCGCCGTTCATCTGGTCAAGCCGCTCGGTCAGCGTGCCGATCTCTCCACGCAGCTTTTCATTTTCCTCGGCCAGTTTTACGCCGTCCTTAAAATGTGCCGCCGCCTCAGCTTCCGCTGCCCCCTGCTTTTCCTGTGCTTCCTCCACCATTTTCGCCATCTGGTCTTTGGTGTACTTCTTGATGTTGATGCTCATAATTTGGCTCCTCCCATTTTCATTTGTTCCCCGCGTCCCCGGTCGCTCACGATGCTCACGACCTTGCAGTCGCCGTATCGCTCGATATCCATGGCGATACGATCCTTGATGCCCTGCGCGTCGGAGGCGGGGACGTTGGCTTTAATCGTGATCGTCAGCATATACGTACGACCTTCTTGCCGTCCATCTTCACGCCGCAGTTGGGGCAGTACGGCTTGCGATAAGTTCGTTCTCTGCCGCTGTCGCAGATAGCAACAACCTCACCACAGTTTGTGCAATACCAATCGCCATCCGCATCTTGTTCCCACCGACCATGCACCACCGGGGCAACATCGGCGGCGGGAGCATCTTCAATTTCAAACTCATCTGAGAGCCGCTTAAATACGTACTCAAGGCAATATGAACCGAACCCAACGTGATAATCTTGATCTACCGGGTCAAAATACAAGATGTTGAAATACGGCCTGTCAGGCGTCCCTGAAACAAAAATTTTTGCAAAGCTGGTCTTTATTTTGTTCTTGTGGGTGCAAACATCTGCACTCTGCATTTCTTTTTCAGCCATTGTCAGCCCTCCTGTTCGGCGAACACCCGCTAACCCACCTTGCACGGCAGCACCACCACGCGTCCATCCTTGTCGGCCTCGTCCAGCTCACGCAGACGGTCATCCAGCAGCCAGTTTTTCACATACTCCCAACTTCAATTATAATCAATTCCAACATCCATCAGGATATTAGACATTCGTTTAGACTCTTCCGGCGTCAGCCCCGTTTCCTCGTAGGCTGCAAGACGCTCCACACACGTCTGTCTGTACGCGCTTTTTGCCACACGGTCATTGCAATCATTGCCACTGTAACAACCTGCCGGATAATTGTAATCCGCTGCGCCGCTTGCGAGATATTTTGTCAATCTCTCCATCACTCCACCTCCTGCATCTTACTAATCACTTTTCGGATCACGTCGCCACCGTAAGCGTCTTTTGTCAGCTCCAAAAATTCCGTCAGCGTCATCATGCCGTGCTCGAGGTCGACGCCGTAGTCTCGGGCAAACTGCTTTCGCCCCATGTCACACGATCCGGTCAAGCGATGATGCCAGTCGTAAAAATACTGCGTCGGATACGTTTTTTCACGGTCTGTCTCTCGCAGGAACGCATCTATACGCTCGTCTTCCGGCATATCCTCGAAAAGCTTGTCTCGCAACGCCTCCATTGCTTCGCGCAGCGTTTCGCCATGCGCGAAAATGTTGTCCTGCTTGACGATGTAGCACGGCGTGAGCGTCAAATCGCCGTTCAAGATTGCCCCGTGCGCAGTGTTGCCGCGCACGGAACGAATCAGCGTGTTTACTCCATCAATTCGGTAGACCGGTTCTCCGTTGAAACTTTTAATGCCGGAGCCGGAGCCGTCGCCGTAGCCGTCGCCGGAGCCGTCGCCGGAGCCGTCGCCGTCGCCGTAGCCGTAGCCGTAGCCGGAGTTTACTGACAGGAACGCCTTGATCTTATCATCAAGCGTCATCTCTTCCACTCCTTTACGCCGCGAAGCGACACCGATGCCGTGTCTGTACACGGAATGATCTGAATCGCGCCGAGTACGATCATCTCTGGGATCGTCACGGTAAGACGGCATTTCCCCGGTACTTTTGTGCCGTCCTTCGCCAACTGCTCCACGGCACACGCGCCGTCCCAGCTCCAAAGCTTACGGACCTCGGTCATGGTGACCTCGGAGCCGTTTCGCTCCTTGATCTTGCCAAAGAAAACACCTGCGCGGTCGCAGCGAACGATGTAGTCCTGATTGTTGTTCATGATTAAATTCCTCCTGATTTTTGTTAAAATTTGAAGCTCTCTCTGAGCTTATTCCCGTTGATATCCGCCTCCGCCGTAAAGTAGCGGTGCGCCTCGTTGATGTAGACGACGCGCCCGTGCGCAGTTGTCTCTTTCGTGGTCACGTTCATAATGCCGTTGCTTCCCTCAAATGCGGCAGGCTTCCAGCTAAATGACTCTCCGATGTACAT